ACGGCCCGGGCCTGGTCCACCCGCTCCTTGACGGCGGCGGAGGGCTCGGAGGGCTCCCGGCGGGAGAGCTCCTCAAACTCCAGGGCGGACACCTCCACAAACAGGTCGATGCGGTCCAGCAGGGGGCCGGACAGGCGGGAGAGGTACTTCTGCACGTCGGCCTCGGAGCACCGGCACCGGCCGGAGGGGTGGCCGTACCAGCCGCACCGGCAGGGGTTCATGGCGCACACCAGCATAAACCGGCTGGGGTAGGTCACCGAACCGGCGGCCCGGGAGATCTGCACCTGCCCGTCCTCCAGGGGCTGGCGGAGGACCTCCAGCACGTCCTTCTGAAACTCGGGCAGCTCGTCCAGAAAGAGGACCCCCGACTGACGGTGGTGTTCAATACGCGAGTGCAAATGAGTGTATTGGGAGTATAGGTATCCCCCTCAAACGGATTTTACACTCACAACAGCCACGTTTTAGCGACCGTTATTGCCTCTCTTATGTCATACGCTTTAACTATTCCGGTGTTGTCTTCGAGATAGTATTCAGTTATATTTCCGGTAGGGTCGAGCACTTTCTTTTTTTCATAGTAGTATCCAGAAATAACCCCTGCAATTCGCATCGATTTTTCATCTGACTGGATACTCTTAAAGCACACGGGTCCCCCCGAAAAGCCTTTATTGTTTTGGCCATCTAACACAAGTATCGAATGTTCATTTAGCGCACCAGACAAGCAGGCTTTCTTAATAAAAGGCACCGGGGTTTTGCTATCCGGCAAAGATTTTAAGTGCACATCAAAATCGTATGGGAAGCCCAAAAAGTATACGTCTTGCCCCCAAATTAATCCTTCGCTTGTGTTCTTATTATCATATATTTTTGAAACGAATAGGTATGGATTTGTTTTCATTACAGCGATATCTATTTCTTGATCCTCTGGATATCTGATTTCCACATGAATAGATTGATAACGTCCTTCTTTCCATAACATTATTTCCGCTTGGGCAGGGAACTGAGCGTCCTTAAAAATATGCTTAGCCGTCACAAGAAATTGTGTTCCATCCTGTTCGATAGTAAATGTTGTTCCTGCATTTGAGCCAAAAACGATTCTAAATACTCTTCCGAAAATCTCTGACTGAACCATATAGTCCTCTCCTCTCTCGTCAGGGTGCTCATAGTGTGAGTTTACCAGAATTTCCGCAATAATTCAACAGCTTGGAGTCTGGATTGTCACTGCTTGACTTTTTCCCGCTCAGAGGTAATATCACACTGTCCTACTGGAAAGACAAGCCGGTATAATAGGGTTGCGCGATTTTGCGCCCCTACGTAGCAGAGTCGGCTGCGGGAAAGGACGGTGATACTATGAAAGGGAAAAATGAGCAGAAAGCCAAATGGAACGGGTCTGTGACCGAAAAGCGGAGGGAGGCTAAACGGCAGAAGATCGACAAGAATTTGAAGGCCGGTCTTACAGTCGAGATAATCCCCGCTCGCTCTGAGTTGGAGCCTGAAAAGGTGAAAACCGTTCGGGTTGCTGCGTATTGCCGAGTCAGCACCGACCAGGATGCTCAGACCACAAGTTATGAGTATCAGGTAGACCATTTTCAGAAGCTGGTCGCTGCCAACCCTGACTGGGTATTGGTGGACATCTACGCTGATGAAGGGCTGTCTGGCACCAATGCGGCAAAACGGAAAGACTTTCAACGTATGATAGCTGACTGTAAAGCCGGGAAAATCGACATGGTATTGACTAAGGACATAAGGCGCTTTGCCAGAAATACCTTGGATTGTCTTTACTATGTGCGCCTGCTAAAAGACCTCGACCCGCCGGTAGCAGTCTACTTTGAAGGCGAAAGCCTAAATACACTGGATGCCAAACAGGAAGCAGTGCTTGCTCTATTGAGTAGCGTGGCACAGGGAGAATCCGAGAACAAGTCAGAAGCTATCAAGTGGTCGTACAGACACCGCTTCTCTAACGGAATCCCCATGATTCCAACTTGGGTGCTCCTCGGTTATACAACGGACGAATATGGAAACATGGTTATTGTCCCGGATGAAGCCGAGGTCGTATCCTTCATCTATGAGAAATATCTCGACGGGTGGTCCGTCAAAGAAATCGCTGCTCATCTGACCAAAGAAGGCATTCCGACCGTAAAAGGTCTGGATGTTTGGCCAGTGGGCAGCGTTTACAATATTCTGCGCAATGAGAAATATTGCGGAGATGTTCTCATGCAAAAGACCTACACGCCAAACTGCCTCACTCACCGCGTTGTCAAAAACAGAGGACAAGTGCGGTCATACAGACTGAGTGACCACCATCCTGCCATTGTCAGCCGAGAGGTATGGACGGAGGTGCAGCAGTGCTTGTCCTCTGGCAAGCGGCGTAGACGGCACAGTGGTGCGGTCAGCAAGCCGTTGAGTAAAATACGCATCAAGACTATAAAGGGTGGCACCTTTAAGGGTTGGTGTGTACTTAATCCAGACTGGCCAGTTGACAGTATCTCGGCTATAGTCACCAAGCTCAAAACCAATACGACAAGAGAAGGAGTCAGTGAAAATGCTTAAGGATTTTACCGTTATCGAGATTCGCAAGCGCGTCGGCCCGATGCAGATGATCATCGAGCCCAAGCGTCTCCGCTTTTCCCGCCATGTGATTGAGGCCCTGGAATACAGCCCGTTTGTCCACTTCCTCATCAACGCCAGAGATAAGAAACTGGCCATCCAGGTCTGCCGCGAAAAGGACGTTCAGGCCACGCGCTTCTCCAAGCCTCGGGAGGAGCAGGGGCAGAAATCCACCCTCGTCCAGAATGAGGCTTTGATGGCCACTCTCCATGAGCTGATGCCGGAGTTGAATGACGGGCAGCGCCACTCCGTCCTCGGTGTGTACAGCTCCCAGGATAAGGCGGTCATCTATGACCTGAAGGACACTGTCATCTGGCATCGGGGAAGCCACAAAAAAGCTGACGCTGACGAAATGGAGGAAGATAACGAATAAGTAAAATGGCCGCTGGTGAGTGTAATGCCCACCAGCGGCCTTTCTTGTATGGGGGTTGCTCCTTTACGGTTATAGGCGAGGGTACCCCCCTTGCGGTTATATACGAAAACATAAAGGAGGCCAAAGCCATGAAAGAAAACAAGATTTTAGTTTGCCAGGACTGTTGTAGGAAATTTGTCTTCACCACTGTTCAGCAAGAGCACTTTGAAGCTAACGGGTGGCCAGCACCTAAAAGGTGCCCCAACTGCAGAGCCGCGAAGAAGGAGCGAGCTGCTCGAGCAGAAATCTACGCTTTGATGCGTGGTGGGGATATGAGACTTCACAGCAGACACGGTCGTGGATTCTTTGCGAAGCTCACAGGCCGTTGATCGGCAGTTGACCTATCCCTTGCTTGGATCCCAAAGTCCCTCGGCAATCAGCGCCTCCCAATTGGCGGTGATAACCTTGACGGTCCGGTTGAAATCTACACGGCGATCCTTTCGTACCACTAAACCCTTGTCCAGCATCTCTTGAAGCGCTGCAGCCACCTCCGGCTCTTCCACACCGTTGTGTCTCGCCACAGCCGCCACCGTTCCATTAAAGGATGGAATAATATTGCTTTTGGTTGAGACGTATGCAAGGTTATCAACAATCATAGAATAGCAGGATTTGATGACAGAATCAGAAGTAGGTATCTCATATACTTCCGTCGCCACGTCCTTCAAACGCTTGCTGGTGGCGTTGGTGACACCATAGACAATCACCCGTTTGCCCATCTTCTGAGTTAGGTACTTTACGACAGACTGGAAGTGCCCGTCTCCTGTGAACAATATGTATGTTCCTACATCACTACGCTCGGCAGAAACCTGATAGATATAGTCGAGCATTATAAAATCGGTCATGTCTTTCTTATGGTGTGGAGAGGATTGCTGTGTTGAGATAACCGTATTGGTCATAGCTCGGACACTATTTAGGCTGTCTGCAATAGGCCGCATGGAAAAATCAGCAAAGACCATTACATCTTCGAGCGTGTACTTTTGTTCGAGTTCCTTTCGCCAAGAGACAAGGTCAGGTGTCATGTGGAATAGATTTCGATAGGAATAAAACCAATGTTCATAGTCAATGAAGGCAATGGCTCGATTGGTGTCCGCTGCCTCTTTTCCTCGCCTAAAGAGGGAATCAAGAAAACCCACTCATATACCACCTCAAATTCAATAAAATTCCTGACCGTAGGAGGGCGGCTGGCGAAAAGCCACCCTCCTATGTCCTATTTTAGCACACGGCTCTTTTTCTTGCCATACTAATCGGCATCCGTTTCAACGCAAATTTGCGAGCCATCTAAGAAATGAAAAGCCAAGATACCTCCATTGTTGACCACCACATAGTCCAGGCATTTTCCCACAAGGGACAAGTCGATTGCAGTCAACCTCGCGCCAGCGGTCAATTCAATCATCTGCTGGGCACGAAGCCGTTCCAGCGCATTGCCCTTCTGCATGGTCTCCTCCCATTCAGGGAGCAGCTCCTGTCGGTTGTCAACAAGAGCGTTCCACGCTACCACAAAGGCATTGTATAGAGTTTCCTCTTTGAGGTTTTCGCTGGAGCAGGTCGCGACCCCTTTCTCCTGGTAGCGCTTCCCACACTGCCAGACCTTAATCGACCTGTGGTTTCTGTACCATGTGCGCCTCCAGAACGGAGTGCCACAAACGCCACAAATCACCTTGCAGGAAAAAGGCTGAACATCGGAGTTGCGTCCCCGGAAGCGGATGTTATGCTCTTCGGTATAGCGGTGCCGACGCTGAAGCTCCAATTGGACCGCATCCCAAATTTCAGGCTCAATAATAGGCTCATGGTCACCCTTGACCCTAACCTGCTCTACCTCGCCCTTATTTTTGATAGCCCGCTTATTCAGAAAGTCGGGGGTGTAGGTTTTTTGCAGCAAGGCGTCTCCCATATATTTCTCGTTTTGCAGCATCGCCTGAATCGTGCTCACTGCCCATCGGGGCTGTCCCATACAGCCGGGTACACCTTCGGCCTGAAGCCGCCTGGCAATAGCGTCCGGGTTGAGCCCCTCCCAAATATATTCATAGAACACTCTGCGGACAATAGCCGCCTGCTCCTTGTTGATGACCAGCTTGCCCTTTTCATCTTTGTCGTAGCCGAGAAACCTGTTCGCATTGAGGTGGAGCTTGCCGTCACGGAATTTCTTCCGAATGCCCCATTTGCAGTTTTCAGAAATATTGCGGCTTTCCTCTTGTGCGAGGGAGGAAAGAATGGTGAGCAGCAATTCGCCGCCGCCATCAAGGGTGTTGATGTTTTCCTTCTCAAAGTAGATGCCGATGCCGAGGTCCTTTAGCTTTCGGGTGTAGAAAAGGCAGTCCTCAGTATTCCGGGCGAATCGGGACACGGACTTCGCAATGATAAAGTCTATTTTACCTGCCTCGCAGTCCTCAATCATCCGGTTAAAGTCATCTCGATGGCGGGTGTTGGTGCCCGTGATACCTCTATCAGCGTAAATCCCCACAAAAATGTACTTGGGATTTGTTTTGATGTAGTGCGTGTAATAATCCACCTGCGCCTCATAACTGTTGAGCTGCTCTTCCTGTTCTGTCGATACCCGGCAATATGCAGCTGTCCGCAAGCGGGTATTATCCGTAGCAGAAACAGTGGTCGCTCTTGGTTGGGCTGGGATATGAACAATTGTTCTTGCCATGCTGTCACGCCTCCTTTTTGATGTATGGACACCCCACACGTCGCTCATAATTCCTCTTAGGCACTGGGGTAAAATGCTGGTTGCCGAAATCATCCTTTGACTGAAGGACCGTAGTCGGCTCCGATATAGTCCATTTTTCTGCTTCCTGTGCGGGAACATAGATGCCAGGGCAGGAATTTTTTGATTTCTTCGAGGTGGTGCTACAAGCCCAATATTCTGTGGTTTTCTTGTTGCACCACTTATGATGGAGCACAGCTCCACACCATGGGCAGTAGAGCATCCCGGCCAACAGGTATTGACCGGCCTCGTCTTTTCTGGCGTATGCCACAGGTCGCGCAACTGGTGGTGTATAGTTATCAAGAAGCTCCTGCACCCTCTGCCAGTCTTCACGGGAAACAATAGCTTGGTGATTGTCCTGAACATACCAGCTTTCGACTTGGCCTTTGTTGGGGTGGCGCTGCCGCTTGGTATCGAGGTAGGATTTCTGGAGCATCAGGTCTCCTTGATAAGTCACGTTGCGCAGAATGCGCCGTATCCCTGTGGGATTCCACTGACCACCCTGAATTGCCGGTATCTTGTGGTTGTTCAGCCAGTTTGCGATACCACTGAGCGTTGCGCCTTCAAGAGCAAGGCTGAATATTTGACGCACCACACGGGCTTGAGGCTCATTCACTTTCAACTCACCATAGTTGCCTTCGCAGTAGCCGAAGGTCGCTGCAGTGCGCCGTGAAGGAGTACCCTGGCAGAATTGCCGCTTGTAATGCAGTCGGGTAAGCTCCGCATAGTTGTCACTTTCCCCTTGTGCGAAGGCCGCGAGCACAGTCAGCATCAGCTCACCGTCTGCTGAAAGACTGTTGATGTTCTGCACCTCAAAAAAGACACCGACGCCTCTGCTCTTCAGTGCTCTGACTGTTTTGAGCAAGACCTCGGTGTTTCGTGCAAACCGCGATATAGATTTCACATAGATCAAATCAATGGAGCCCGCCATGGCGTCATGCATCATCTGCTGGAAACCGGGACGTTTCTCCTTATAGCCGGTGACGCCCCTATCAGAATAAACGCCGACAAATTCATAGGCTGGGTTGTGGCTGAGAAAGTCACTGTAGTAGCGGGTCTGGTTTTCCAGTGAGCCCTCCTGATCTTCTGAGTCAGTTGAAACACGGACGTATGCAGCCGTGCGCAGTTTACGTTCCTCGGGAGGCTTCGCTTTTATGATTTTGATTCGCATTTTGTCCCTTCTTTCGCTTTTTCGGTACTGTATTCATCACTCTAAAAGGCGTATTAGTCAAGTAAAACAATCTGCCGAGAGGGTCTGTTTTTTAGGTGAATTTATGCCTATATAAAAAATAGGGGCAGGCAAAGTGCGCCCGCCCCTATTGTCTTACTTCAGCTCACCGGCCTGCATTTTGTCATGGTAACGTTTGAGCACTACGCAAAACTCCTCACGGGTGATAGGGCTGCGGAGCATCAAATCCCCCGTGTCGGTGCCCTCCAGCAGCTTATTGTCAGTTGCCCAGCTCACCGCTTCTTTAGACCAGCTACTCGGTGTATTATCCAATTTCGGCTCCTCCTTTTCCTCCAGGCCAGCCTTGACTGAAGCCCGAAAATCGTCCATAGTCTTACCGTGCTTGGGAAACCAGTGCATCACGTCACCGTGGTTGCTGGCGATACCCCTATCGTGTCCCTCGCAGTGACAAAGCACATCCTTCTCAGTGAGACCGTAGAGCTTGCAGAGATACACACAAAGCTCAACAGCCTCTTGATAAACGGCAGAAAAATACGAGGCATCGGTCAGACCGTCCTCGCAGATTTCAAATCCAATATGCGTTTGATTGCCGGACCCGGCACAGTGCCAGCCTTCGTAGTCCCACGGCAGTGTTTGATAGGTGGCGATGCTCCCATCCTTCAATTTGCCAATGAAGGCATGAACGCAGACCTTTTGACCACCAGGAGCATAGGTGTTCCAGTGGTTGCCGTACTGATTGACGCCAAGCAGCCCATCATCAGGGCCGATGTAACGGCGCAGGGTGGGGTTGTTCGCCCCCGTGGAGTGTACCATGATTCCCTTTGGTTTCATTCTGTTTCCTGCAATATAGCAGGCGTTTTGCGTGAGTAGGAGCTTGTGCAAATTCATTTCTGATCATCCTCCTTGTCCTTCAACTGAGCAAGCATGGTTTTGAGCTTTTCAGGGATGGGTAGGCCAATATTCCCGGCATTCTCCAAAATGGACAGCCCCTCATTGGACAGGTAGAAGAAAATCACGGCAGTGCGTAGTGCCGTGCCGTTCTGAATGACATCCACATCAATGATATTGGCGATGCCTACCAGCAGGAAGATGGCGATCTTCTTTGCGATGCCCTTAAAGCCCACCTCACTCGACAGCTTCTTCTGCACACCAGCGGCCAGAAGGCCGGTCAGGTAGTCGATGACCACAAACGCAATAAGGGCGTAGAGGAAGCCATCCAAGCCGCCAATAAACCACCCAAGCGCCCCTCCAATGGCTGCAAATCCGAGTTGGCAGTAACCTACGATTTCTTTCAACATAAAATTTCCTCCTCTGACTAAAAAATCTGATATGATAAAAGGTGCGGGTGTGAAAACGTGTAACTGAACGACAGTGTTGCGTCTGAAAATAGAAAGAAGGCGTTAAGTGTTCAAAATCACCTTGTCTGCCGCACTCAGGCAGATTTGCACTGAAAGGGAATTGACGTTTGAAGCCGCCTCCCTGAAATGTGGTCTTAACAGCAGATTTTTAGAAGAACTGATTACCACAAGGGCAGATACATCTATTGATTCATTAGAAAAGCTCTGTAATGGATTAGGCGTGACCCCCAATGAGTTACTGCTGGGGAGTCACGCCTACGATGAGTTGACATATCGAAGCCCTTTAGCCGTTACACGAATCCGGGTTTATCAAGGACGCTGGGGCCTTGATGGATACCCGCTCTGCCCACGCTGCGGAATTACCATGGAGCGGGAGTACCAGCGATATTGTGATAGATGTGGTCAGTATTTGGATTGGTCTAACTACGATGAAGCTCAAATAGTAACAAGGCCAGTCCGTTCGTAGTGACTTAATCCAACACCCGCATCTGAATCGTCCCGGATAGAGTAAAGGTCATGGATGGGTAGTTATACATAGACCCAAGGGTAACAGTGCCGTTGGTCGTAATGCTTTCAGACCTTCCACCTATTGATGATTCTCCGCTACTGATGCACCAGCCGCCAAAAGAAGCACCAGTAACACGACACCCGTAGGCGACTCCACCGCCAGAGGCTACCCCTTGACCGTGGTTGGTGAACGGCAGGCCGGTGATGCTGGTGACAGTCGAGGTCGTAGTAGTACTGGAGAAGGTGCCAGAAACACACCAACTGAGAGTAACTAAGCCCCCTTGATAGTTAAAGTGGCCCTCTCGATAGGAGTAAGACCCCGCCCCGCTTACAGCCGGATTCCAAGTCGCCCCAATAGACAGCACTTCATAGTAGGTGCCGGTAAACATCACAGTCACCATGCTTTGAGCAAGCCACCTATACGCGCCGCTGATTCTGACCCCTCCATAAGCGAGGTACGTCAACCCCGTTCCGTTAATGTTTAGCCGTGGCGAGGTTGCAGTGTTCGCATTGGACATAAAGATTGTAACGATAGCGCCAACGGCACGTGTGAAGTTTGCGCAGGTGACAGTTTTGGATGTGGTACCAGCTGATGTCGTACAAGTCCCGTAATAGCACTTTGCAAAGCCAGATACATTTCCGTAGAAGGTGGCATCGCCACTGAATGATACACGACCAGTAAAATAGCTCAGACCGTTGAGCCTTGTTTCTCCGGTCACCTTCAGGTCGGAATCCAAGGTGACATCCCGCCTGAAATGCGCATTCATATCTACGTCCATCCCATCATCTTCTGCCACTTTGCCGAAGGCTATTCCTGTCCCTCCAGCCTTAAAGTCCATGAACACCGCCGCAGTGGAGACTACATCCAAGACGCTGACAGAAGAGAAAGCATCCGTCAGCGTGTAACGGATGTCATAGGAGTATTCTGTAGAAATCAGCCCACCGCCAAAAATACAGGCGACATTGGAACTGAAGTTACCGGGATCCGTTGTCCATGTGCTCTCGGTAGAACGCTTGTACTCGATTTGGGTAGTGACTGAATTGTGCCCGTTGCAGGATGAATACCGGAAACGGTTTAGAGCTTGGATATATGTTCCGTCACCCGAAAGCACGCCATCGCTGGTGCAACGATCAGATTCGTAGCTCGTAAAAGACGGTACGCTGTAGCTTTGTACGGTGATAGAAACAGTGGCGTAGTCTGAGAAGCGGCCTCGTGAATCAGTGACCCTCGCTCGGAAGGTGATGGCCCCGGAGCTGTTCAGAAAGCCTGTGGTCAGAGAACTCTCAGAACTTGAATATCCTCCACCAGTAATACTGTAGGAGCTTATGGTGGAGCCATAAGAGCCAGCAGCGCCTTGGATGGTCACTGTTGCCTTTGATTTAGTTGCCACATACACGCCCCAGCTTGATGGAACGTCACCGTCTACCCTCGTTACAATCAAATCTGAAATGGTCGGCACCACGCTGGATGGAACGGTCAGCGTAAGATAGCTGGTCGACGTTCCAATCTGCGTGGTGCCGTTATAGGTGGTACAGGTGATTGTGCAGGTGCCGGAGATGGCGTTTGGTATTTGATTGCACAGACTCATCAGAGGCGTCCACGAAATGGAGGTGGATGTCGTTCGGCTGGCAATTGTCCCGCTTCTCGCACCAAATGAGTAGGTCAGTGTGTGTACGAAGGCGGTTGAAGCCCGGTTGACTGTCAGCGTCAGCGCAGTGCCTATAGTACCGTCAGGAGCAGTGACTGTAGAGGCACGTGGTATTGTGTCCAGGGTAATGGTCGCCGTTGCCGTGATGGAGTCATAGTAGGTGCCGCTCAGTGTCGCACGAATATAGTAGACTGCGGTGATGGTCAGGGTTTTGGTGCCATCGCTGTTGTGATTGACCACCTGGCTGACAGTATTGAACTGATGAGTGCCGGTCGAATACACACCGGGTGACGAGAAGGTTTGCGTTGTTCCATCTATTGTAATTCGGTTATCTGTACGACCGCTCACCTGAAGAGACCAGTCATTGATGAGCGCGATGCTCACCTGAATGGTAGATGTGTTTGCAGATACGTTCGGGGTCTGCGTCCAGCTGATACTAAGCGCATAGTGTCCGCTACGAATAGACCCGGAAAAAGTGCCGCTGGAAGCCAAAAGGCGCTCACTCCTTTACGTTACGGCGTCTCTCCATTGAATGGATAGATTGCCGGTGGTACGGGGGATGAAGTCAAACCAGCCCCGCTCTTCATTGCCGAGGGAGAGTTTGTTCCTTATCTCGGCATTCGTAATGACCAGGCTCTGATTGGAGATATAAGCAATGGTTTGCCCGTTCTCTTTGAAAGCCAGCTCCTCATTGGACAGCTCTGCCGTGAAAGCATTGCCTACACGCCCCAGCTCAATCAGCGCTCCACGAAATCGGATGTACTCTTCCAGCAGGCTCTGATTGGAGGAGATGGTGTCGATGATGTCGTTGGTGACAGCGGTGAAGTCCATGCGGATCTCCGTGCTGTTCTGCGTGATAGTGGTCTGGAAATCCCGCTGAATGGTCTCCATGTCGGTCTTGGACAAGTAATTCTCAGCAACGGACGCCTTGATCTCCTCAGCCGTTTTTGAGATTTCGGAATAGTTGTCCTGGACTTCCACCTTGACAGAGGAAATGGTCTCCCGAAGGTACTGCTGGGTACCAAGGATATCGTCAAGGGTCTCCCGTTGCCCCTCATTGACCGTCTGGCTCAGTGTCTTCCTGGTCGTGCCAAGGGTGACCTTGGAGCTTTCCGGCTTTTGCAGGTCAAGCTCCAGTTTCTGGACGGTCATGTATTCGTCCAGGCCATGCGGCTCAGAAATCACTCTGATAGAGTCACCAACCTTGATGCGCTCGATTGACACGTCCACCAGATGCAGGTCGATGGCGCTCAATGTCAGGGTCACGGTTGGAAGCTGCTGACTGGCCAGCTGCTCATAACCTTTGGAGAGCAGGTTGGAGGCCACGGTCACGTCATCGAACTCAACGGTTTTCACGATGCGTCCAAATAGAGCAACAGCATCAGCATCCTCGATATAGTCCTTTCCGTCATTAACGGCTTCAACGGTGAGACGCTCGTCAGTCTCTTCATTCTTCGCACCGAGCGGAATAAGCACGGTTGCGATATCCTCGCCACGGATAGCTTGCGTCAGATCAAGAATGTTTGAGCCAAATTGGATAACCTGCGGATTGACATTGGCATAGTCAGTCACATAGTCTATGACTCGAGCACCGTCCACCCGGCGAGTTCGGATATAACCACCCAGCCTGTCAAGCAGTTTCTCTTCAATGGTCGACCAAGTCGACTCATAGGAAGAGTAGCGATAAAGGCTGTCATTGGGGTCAGTGACGTTTACAGTGCCCACCGTGAACTGCTTGTCCTCACCGACATCGGAGTTGTGGTTAGAAATCAGGATTCCGAAATACTCAGCGACCGGGGTGTTATGATATTCCGCTGGCCTTTGAATGCTGTCCAGCAAGAAAGCCAGCTCACCTTCGCAGGTTACGGTCATAATATTTTGAAAGTCACCCTCCATGTTTAGTGCCCGGAACGAGCCGAGCCACTCGCCATCCTGGTACAAGGCGATCTCGGATTTCATCTTTTGTATCGCGCTGTACATGGGGTGTGTCGGTGCGATGCGAAAGGACAGGCTTCCCGTCTTATTGACCTCAAATTCGCACTGGAGGTCTGCGAGAGCATAATCAGGGTTGCGAAGGTCATAAAGCAGTGCCCCATCACAGAAAAGCTGATACACTTACAGGCACCCCCTTTGATACGAAAACTTGATGCTGGCCACACCGCTCACTGTGAAGGCTGTCTCACCTTCAGGGAGAATGATGCTCGGGAGTGTCTGCTCGCCCGAAGACAAAGCATAGGTCACCGTGCCAATAACGAGGTTACAGTCTGTATCCACGGTAATCGTGGGGCAGGCAGGCTTACGAGTGTTTATAAGCACCCCGGATATTTCAGTGCCGGATGCGGCTTCCCACTCGCAGGAATAGACCTCCTGCTCATAACGGAATGGGTCGGAGTCCACAGTAATCAGGAGCTGCCCAGCAGTTCGGAGGCGTTGCGGACCGGACACACTGGCACGACCGGTGTAGTAGTGGTCAGGGTCATCGTCGAAGGTCAGCTTGACAGAGCGACCATGGATATAATCAAAAATGTGGAGGCAGGTGTTGTACCAGTCCTCCACACTTGTGCTCTTTGCGAGCTGGAGCTTTATGGTTCGGTTCGAGAAGGACACGTCACCTGTCAGCACCTCAGATAAATCCAACCTTCCGTTTCGACCGGGGATTTCCAGATAGGTTGTGTTCGGCTCTGGAAGTGAGATGATGTCAGAGTTGGTGATGACAGCCCGCCAATCCCGCAGCGTATGCTCATCGTTTATGAGTACCCCTTGGAAAATGCTGCTCATCGGTTACCCCTCCCACTCCGAATGTTGTAGTCAGCCAAGCCAGCGTCTATGTTGGGCAGGAGCCGACCAACCAGGATTCCATCGTCAAGATAGATACCCTTCCCACTGTTTGCGGCGATGACCGCCAAATACTGCTCCATGTTGGAAGTGTCCAGTCTGGTAGTGAGGATGCGTTCCAGCTGATCATAAAACCCCTTCAAGGGCAGGATGGCTTCAGGACCCGCTTCGCCACCGGCCATCAGGTTTGTCCCATTCATGCCAAAAATCGTGGGCGAGTCCATAATGCCGCCTTCTCTATACCAGTCAATCGACAAATGCGGTACACTCGGGGGTGCAAGACTGAACTTGCCTGTGATGGAAAAGTGGGGCAGTTTGATTTTGGGGAACTCAATCTTCATGCCAGAGAAGAAGCCGACGATTTTGTCCACAATACCCTTCACGGTATCCCTGGCCTTTTCAATCGGCTGAACGATGGCGTTCTTGATGCCATTCCAAACATTGGTCGCCGTGTTCTTGATGCTGTTGAACACGGTGGACACCGTGTTTTTTACCGAATTGAAAACCGTGCTGATGGTATTTCGAATGCCATCCACCACGGTGGTAATAGCGGTCTTGATACCGTTCCATATGGTAGTCACGACGGACTTGATTGCGTTAAACACAGTAGAGACAACCGAGTGGATAGCATTCAGTACTGTCGAGATACGCTCATATATGGCGCCCCACACGGTGCTGAAGAAATCCCTGATAGCAGTGAAAATCGTGGTGATGACCGAACTCACAGCATTCACTGCCGTAGAAACGGCGCTCTGGATAGCGTTCCATGCGCCAATCAGGATGTCTTTGCAATTCTCCCAGATGAACTGGAAAGGTAGGGAGATGATGTCCACGGCAGCTTCCAAGATTGAGCCAATGAACATTACTGCGGTCTGCACAACATTGCAGATCGTGTTCCAGACCGACTGGATGTGCTCCCACAGGCCGGTGAAAAAGGATTTCAGACCCTCGATTGCCACGCCGATGGCATTCACGACATTTTGAAAGATGTTCTTTGCAGTCTCTACTATCGTATTCCAATTCTGTATGATGGCTATGATAGCAGCGATGGCCGCAGCTACAGCTGCAATTACACCTATGACTGGGAGCAGGGAAATGTTTAGCGCTCCAATGGAAACTGCAATGGCGGCTATAACAGGGGTCAAGGCAGTAAAGGCAGCAAGTAGCACGCCAAGGATGACTACGAAGTTCTGAACAGGGCCGGGCAGCTTACCAAACCACTCGCTGACCTTTTGAATAGCGGCAGTGAGCGGCGGGAGAACTGTGTTTGCAAGCTCGGTGATACGCTCCCCAAGGGGTGCCAGCGCCTGCTGAACCTTGCGGGTGTTGGACTCCAGCTGCTCGGTTGAGGTCATCGTCTCATCAAGCATTCCGTTTGCCGCTTCTCCGACGCTGTCGTAGGTGTCACCAACGGACGTGAGCGCCGTGATGAAGCGAAGGCTACCGTCTTCGGCCATGGTGCCGAATGCAGTAGCCGCCATGTTCAATGCTTCCTGCTGATTCGTGCAGGAGGCAATGTCCTGCACTATGGAGTCAATAACCTGCTTTTGTGTTGCCTCGCCATTCTGCCACGCTGTAAAGAAATCCTGTGTCCGAGTTGAGAAGGAACCGATGGCCTCGCCAATGGTACCATCCACCAATCGGGTCGTGACCTCATTGATGGCATCATTGACTTTATCCAGGTTATACGCACCGTTGGAAAGGCCGTTGTCCAGCAGCTGGAAGTATTCAGAAGCAGAATATCCCGCTTGGGCGAACTTGCCCGCATACTCACTGAGGTTGTCACCCAGCTCGTTTGTCTTGTCCAGGCCATTCTGGGTGCCGACCACGATATAGTCCATGGCCTCCTGTGCAGTAAGGCCGAATTGCACCATGAGGGAGTTGACACCCCTCAGAGTTTCATTCATATCGATACCGTACAGCTCGTCCAGCCTGAGTGCCTGCTGAGTAAGGTTGGTGAGGTCGGTATCGTTGAGGTCGCCCAGATTTCGCTTTACAAGAATGAGGGCGTCGGCAACGCTCTCCATGCTGTCACCGACGCCGTTTCCATATACGTTCTCGATAATGGCGGCAGAGCGTTCTGCTGCCTCACCGGTCTCTCCAAAATAGGCAGACACTTTGGAGGATGCCCTCTCCGCATCGGAAAAGGCATCCACAGCGGCATTGCCCAGCTCCTGCAGTTTGTCGCCCACACCTGAAAGCTGATCAGCCGCTTGGATGAGTGCAGAGCCTTTGGTCGCATCTGCTATCCCACCGATACTCTCGGAGGTCTTATCTGCGGCATTGCTGGCCTCCCGAAGCTGCTGGATGAGATTGGTGATTGCCGTTCCATCATCCACAGTGTCGATGGCATCAATAAGCTGCCGCACATCGGCACGGCCCCCAGTTGCTGCAGAGCCAATTTTCTCGATGGCAGTCTTCAGCTGGTCGGAAGAAGCACGGCCATTCTTGATGGCGCGTACCAACTGATCGCCCAGCACATCAGCATAGTCATCCACTGTAGTGCCGGTAGCCTGAAAGAGCTTCTCCAGCCTCTGTGTGTTTGTTCCGAGTCTATCCTGCTCTGTCTGCAAGTCGGTCAGGTCATTTTGGTATTGGGTCAGCTTGCCACGGGTCTCTTCGATCTCGCGCTGGAATGCCTGATATTTGTCCTCACCGAGGTCGCCGCGCTGAAAAGCAGCTGCGACCTGTTCCTGCGCGGCCTCCAGAGCAGAGAGCTTCTCTTCCGTCTGGCTGATGGCCTGGGAAAGGAGCTCCTGCTTCTGGGTCACAAGCACAGTGTTGGTGGGATCCAATTTCAGCAGGCGATTAACATCGTTCAGCGCAGACTGAGTCTTGCTGATGGAAGAATTGACGCCCTTTAGGGCTTTGTCCAGACCAGTCGTGTCACCACCGATCTCAATGGTGATGCCCTTGATTCGATTTGCCAAAGCCCTCGCCTCCCTTAAAATCTATCAAAATCTTCCTGTGTGGCTACCTGCCGGTATTTCACCCCATCATTAGCCCGCTCCGTCCACATATCTGTGACCATGCCGATGGTGAGCAGGTCAAGGTCACGGATAGAAACGCCGATCTCAAGACACCGCAGAAGGAACAGGGGCGTTGTCATTTCCCGCTCACTTCTGCCAACCCTTTTTTTGCGGCCACATCCGTCTGCACATTGTCGCTCCACATGGCCAGCAAGTCGGGCATAATCTCATAGATGGAGAAGATCTCGAATTGGTCGAGCCACTCATTGATGTCCTGGGGGATGGTGTTGTCCGCATGGTATGCCATGATGTAGGCCAGATTTTCAAAAATCTCGAGGTCATCAATGGCAAACTCGTCCCCAGTCTCAGCATTGGCTTTGAACGACTTCTCCAGCTTCGATAGGTCACGAAAGATGTCCCGTTTAAACTTTGCTCGGTACAGGCGGGGGACCGTAGCGGAAGACCGGAACATCACTGGCTTGCCGCAGACCATGATCTCGCGCTTGATCATACGCCACCTCCGGCCTCAGTGACCGGTACCATCTCGTACACTGTGGAGTACCAGCCGTTATAGGTTGCGGTATCTGTGGTGTCGCCGGTGCGAGCTTTGACCATGCCATCCGCACGTGGGTCAGCAGTCAAACTCAGAGTCTCCGTTCCGGGTTCGATGGTGTCCTCCTTCGTCTCGGACTCGATGGAGGGACGGGATGCCGTGCAGTTGTAGAGCACGTGGCGAATGGCGTTCACATCACCGTCGAACTCAAACAGCAAGGCAAACTTGACCGATTCGGCGTTGTTGCTCTGCTCAATGAGCACACCATTCTCGTCAAGAGTCTCCTGAAGGATCTCCTCACGAAACCACTCGGGGATAAGGGCAATCTCAAGGTCACCGCTGTATCCGTTGTTGGTCACTGTGCGGAAATACACGATACCGTCCGCATAGAACGGGCTGGACTCACCTTCGGCACTCAGGCTGATGCTGACTGCGCCGGGGATAGCCTGCGGAGTAGCGTAGCTATAGGTAACCGCTCCGTCTTCACCGGGGGTCTCCGTCAGCTTCGCCGCATATACGTTTTTCAGATTGTATTTGACTTTGTTGCCCATATAGGTCAGACCTCCAATTCATATAAAACTTCGTACAGCTTCTCCGACTCGATGTAAGTTTCGGTTTTATCGTAGAAAAGCCCCGCTCCATCGAGCAGGGCTTCAAGCTGCGCCTCTGTTTCCGGGCTTTTTTCGTCCGTGTACAGCTCAATATCCACCTGCATGACCTTAAAATAGGCAATGCCATCGGCGGCAAAGTTGTCCGAGCCAGGGGAGAGATACAGTAAAAAAGGCGGGTCAGGAGCCTCGCCTTCCGCAAAATGGTGGTAAGCCAAGGGAATACCCATGCCACGCAAAAGCGCAGCCACTTCCTGAAGCGTCATCCATCCAACCCCCTTCTGATGCGCTTTTCCAGCTCATCGACCGCATACTCCTCTGCCGGGGCAATATGGGGAGTGCCCTCCACGCGCCCACCACCCCGTTTCGCATGGCCCTTCTCCAAAAGATGTGTCAGACCTGGTTTCTTGCGGTTGTATACAGTAACGGTCAGCTTCCCACTGCGGTCAAGCGTCTTCTTCGCCGCCCAGCCCTTCCGGTATTCACCGGAGCGGACCGGGGATGTGTCCTCCACCTGTTTGGTGGTCTCTTTGGCCACACTGTTTACAGCTTCACGAACGGTATCTTCCGCAAGGTCACGGTATTCTTCCAGTGCGTCCATAACCGCAGAGGCAAGATCTCCAATTGGCGTTTTCCTGCTCATGACCGTTCCACCCGCTCTCCTGTCAGCTTCAAGCGCTGGTGTCGGAACTGGACATCATCAACGGTTATGAGGTTATAAATTCTGCCTGCAAACAAAATGCGAAATTGAGAGCAGTCCAGGTCTGCCAGCTTCTCGCACCAGCGTATAGTAAACGCCAACGTATCGCCGGGGAGCGTCTGGCCTGCGGCCTCATACTCCTTCCCGGATGAGAGGTTGACGTAGGCGAAGCAGGTGTGGTAGTCGGTCCAGGCGTTTTTCCTGTTCCCGATTTCGTCCGTGGTCACCGTGGCCTTCTGGATGGTGATACGCTGGCGCATTGCACCGACTTCCATCATCAGAAAATCACCTCCCGCTTACCAGAAAGTATAGCTTTCAGCATTCCAACCAGCTCAGTCATGTTGGTCTCGCCCCGGCTGTCAAACAGATAGCTGACCGCATAGAGGATAGCGACCCGCACTGTGTCATCTTCGGGAAGGTCTTTCCGCAGTATGGTCGTACACAAATCCTCTGCGGATGCTATCAGGGAGAGCAGCAGGTCATCCTCTTCATCGTATTCGATTTTCAGATAGACCTTTGCCTCCTCCAGAGAAACCAGCAATGCGGTCACCTCCACTTCAAAATGAGGCTCCGGCGAGACGACCCACCGGAGCCTTGTCGGGATAATCAGCCGCCTGCACCAGCAGCCATGGTCAGAGTCTTCACAGCCTCGGGCAGGATGAGCTTGCCATCCACACGCTCGGAAGCGAGGAAGCCAACCTGACCGTTCGCAGCGTACAGCTCGTTCAGGCGCTTAAAGGAGCGCCCCTGGCGGTCAGCGATCCAGTAATAGGACAGGTCGCCAAATGCCATGACCTTTGCCCCCGCCGCAATGGTGGGAACATAGGCAGAGGTGTAGAGCGGACGATTCAGGATCATGTCGGGCACACCGATCTGCACAGAGGGCTGCCAGATGTAGTTGCCGTTGTTGTCCTTCAGCTTGCGCAGGGCTTTGACAGTGGCGTCGTTCAGCAGCCACACGGCACGACGACGGTAGGGGGACTTCAGGGAGTGGTAGAGGTCCATCACGTCATCAAAGGTGATGGCGGTCTGGCTGGACACAGTCACACCGGCAGAAGCGCCGCCCGTGGCATTGAAGATGCCCGTGGGCTTGCCGGTACCGTCACCAACGAAGAAGGCTTCCTCTTCCTTGGCTCCGATACGACGGGCAAACTCACGGGCAATATAGGTCTCCAGATTGAAGGCCGAGTCATTCAGCAGCTCATCAGACACCTTCATCATGGTGGCCAGCTTGTAGGCAGAAATGGTCACCTGTCCGAAAGCATCGTCATCCTCGGGGAAAGCGCCCTCCTCGTCGATCCACGCCGCCTCACCCTTGGAAGAGACGACGGGAATCTTGCGATCACCGGAGTTGGTCTGAATGATAGTGGCCAGGGAACGGAAGAAGTTTTCCTCCTCCAGTCCCTCAACGAGGGTACGCTCAAACTCGTCGGGAACGAGGTAACCGCCCTCAGTGTCTGTGCCAACCTGCAGGGCGTTGCGCACATCAAAATAGTTCTTCTTGCGCATAGCATCCCAGAATGCCTGACGGTACTCATCGGTGGCACGGCCGGTCTTTTCCTCTCCGGTCATAGCCGTGCCGGGCTTATTGGTGATAGGGTTGCTGGTGGGCTTAGACAGCTCCAGGTCAATCGCCGCCTGACGCTCCAGGCGGTCGATCTCTTTGCCGAGCGCCACCACATCGGCCTCCATCTTGTCATAGGTGGCGGTATCCTCCGCAGAGAGCAGACCGTCGCCGCCACGCTTGGTGTCGAGGAATGCCTTAGCAGCTTCCCATGCCTTTGCGCGCTTCTCACGCAGTTCCAGAATTTTGTTCATTATGGTTTTCCTCCAATCACTTATTTCAAAAGCTCCAGCCGCTTATCCAGCTGGTCAATGGGGGTCTTCTTCTCAGGCTTTGGCGGGATGAGCTTCGAGAGCAGGGAGTTGGTGACCGCCATGCGGGAAAACATGATGGCCTCCGGCTTGTCCTGTTCCTGAGTCTCTTCACCTTGGCCTGTGGGGGAATCAAAAAGGATGCCATCAGCGAAGCCCAACTCCACGGCTTTCGTGGCGTTAAACCAGCTCTCGGCATCCATCAGATGCGAAATCCTCGCACGGCTTAGATTGGTCTTGATTTCATAGGCGTTCATGATGCTCTCTTTTACCTCGGAGAGCATATCAATGGCCTTCTTCATCTCCCCGGCATCACCAATCACAATGGTGGCGGGGTTGTGGATCATCATCATGGCGACCGGCGACATGAGCACTGTGGTACCCGCCATGGCGATGACCGAAGCTGCTGAAGCGGCAAGCCCGTCGATCTTGACAGTCACATTGCCGCTGTAGTCCATCAGCATATTGTAGATTTGGGCTGCGGCAAAAACGTCACCGCCGGGACTGTTGATCCAGACGGTGATGTCCCCGGTACCGGCATTCAGCTCATTTCTGAACAGAGCCGGGGTCACCTCATCGCCGTACCAAGTCTCATCGCTGATCTCGCCATTTAAAAAGAGCGTCCTCGTTTCGGGGACGCCCAAGGCTTCATCAGCATCATTTTTGACCCAATTCCAGAATTTTCGCTTCATGGCCTTACCTCACTTTCTCTTGGGGTGTGTTTCTCTGGGGTGGTTGTGGATTCTGTTGTGTGGTGGTATCTCCGGCACCCGCAGCGAAGGCTCCGGCATCTTTCAGCCGGGTCATGTTACCGTTTATCAGATACAGGTCACCGCCCTCTTCCGCAGGGATGGGATTCAGGTCTTCCATCTCACGAATGTCGTTTGCGGACATCCAGCCGTTCTGTCTGGCGGTAGCGTATCCGTTCATGCGGGAAGCGTAGTCACCTCGCAGCAGGCCATCTACATTGAGCTTTATGAAGTAGTCCTTCTTCTCCTGGGGAAGCAGCAGAGACCGTTGAAGTGACTGCTCCCATCGAATGACCCAAGGATCGAGGGTATACATCACAAATTCCAAGGACTGCTGCTCAATGTTAGAGAAGCTCGATTTGTCCAGGTCGCCAACCATGTGAGGAGGGATGCGATAAAGTCGGGCAATCTCATCCAGCTGAAACTTCCTGGTTTCAAGGAATTGACTGTCCTCCGGTGGCAGTCCCACCTGCTGGTACTTCATACCCTCTTCCAGCACGACCACCTTGTGGGCGTTCTGGCTTCCCTGATAGACCGCATTCCATGAGTCACGCACCTTGGCAGGATCTTTCAGGACGCCGGGGTGCTCCAGGACACCGCCCGGTGTAGCTCCGTTGGCGAAGAAGCTGGCTCCATATTCCTCGCAGGCGATTGTGATACCCACCGCATTTTTCATCATGGCAATGGGACTGTATCCGACCAGTCCATCAAAGCCAAGTCCGGGGATGTGAAGCACATCCTGTGGTGCCAGAGCAATCTGCCCGTACTTCTTCATATTGGGATTGAGGTCGCTATCCCTTGTGTAGAGATAGACCAGCTGACCATTGCTCATCCGCTCTACAGTCATTTTGTTGGGGAGCAGTGGGTAGAGGGCAGTAACACGTCCAGCTCCATCCCGGATAATCTGCGCATAGGCATTGCCCCACAGCAACAGGTGGGTCATCAGTGTCTCCCGGAATACGAACGATGTCATTTCCGGGTTTGGCTCGTCATGCAGCAGGTGGAACAGCGGATGGTCGTAGACCCGAGTCTTGTTCCTGCCTTCGTAGCGGTAGACGTGTAGCGGAAGCGATGCGATGGTTTCCGCAAGCACACGCACGCAGGCATAGACCGCAGTGGTTTGCATAGCCGTGACCTCATTGACGGACTTGCCGCTGGTCGTGGGGCCGAACAGGAAGGAATACTGTGACCCAAGGTAGTAGTTTTTAGGCTTGTCTCTCGCCCGAGCAAGTCCAAGCAATTCACGAATACCCATAGAGCACCTCCATGAAAAACTAATTATTACCTGATGCGCAATGCACAGCTTTCTGACCTTGGTATTTCCATTTACGACGGATTATGATATAATATCTGTACTTAGTGGGGGTGATCCGAATTAGCAACAGAGTTGACAAGCCCAAGAAAACTTCGGCAGATTTAGTCGCTATGCTCAGGGATGAGAAAGGCGTCGGATTCAGCATAGTCAGCGAAACCGATGCTATCATATATTTTCAGGATAGGAACAATTATCTCCGCACAGCTTCATATAGGAAAAACTATCTGAAGCATACTGATGGCGCAAAAGCTGGTAAATATATCAACTTAGAGTTTGCTTATCTCAAGGAGTTATCCACTGTTGATATGCACTTGCGTGGTCATTTGCTACAAATGTGCATTGATGTTGAGCACGCTCTTAAGGTTGACTTGGTATCTAAAATAGAGCGGGACTCAACCGAAGATGGCTACACAATAGTTGATGACTTTCTGAGCCAGTATAATCACATCAAGCGAAGCATTGAACGGAAAGCTGGAGCAATCTTTACCGGAGACCTGATTGCGAAGTATTTCGTGCTGAAAAACAATGCCGCCCCCGGTGATCCACCGCGCTATGAAATTGTCTCAGTTGACTGCCCAATATGGGTGCTGGTTGAAATCATTACGTTTGGCGATTTAGTCAAACTGTATAATTTCTACTGTGGTCGTCATCCCGGTGGCATGAAACCACTTGATGAAAACATATTAAACCCGGTACGGAGCCTACGAAACGCTTGCGCACACAATAACTGTTTACTCACATCTCTTGCTCCTCATACCGGAACAGCCCCAAATTCAAAAATATCCCTTTTTGTTTCTCGAATGAGTGGAATTGGAGATATGATGCGAAGGAAGAAACTGAAATGTAGGCCGCTGTTCGAGATTGTCTGTCTTCTGTACTGTTATACAAGAGTGGTTTCGGACGATGTGCGAAAGAATAGGCTGGATTCTTTGAAGGCATTTGTTGATGGGCGGTTGGTGCGGCATATGGGCGATTACTTTGCCCAAAATAATCAGATAACCACAGCTCTCTTTTTCCTTCAAAAAGTCGTTGACAATTTAGCCTGATTCGCATATAATAATAGCGCAATCAAAAAGCATAGCTTTTGTGGGGGACGATGCCATAGGCATTGTTCCCCATTTTCGTTGTGGCCGATTTGCTTTATGGCAAATCGGATTTTTTTTGTTTCAAAGTACGAACAGGCCACGCTCATCATACACACTGGAGCTGTCGCCTTCGTGTCGGATACAGCGGTCCAGCGCCATAATGAGCGCCACGATACCGTCGATTTTCTCGGTGGACTTATCCTTGTCGGGCTTGATGTTCCCGGCAGGGTCTTGGCGCATGACCACATTTTGAGCCATCCACCTCAAGACCGGGTTGCCGCCATGAATGACGTTCCCCTCCATCAAGAGCTTGAACAGCTCCTTGCTTGGAGGGGACATATCTTTATAGCCTTGACCGAAGGGCACCATCGTGAAACCGTCATCCTCCAGATTTTGAATCATCTGCGTGGCGTTCCACCGGTCTACTGCTATCTCGCGTATATCGTACAGCTTTGCCTGCTCCTCGATACATTTCTCTATAAAACCATAATGGATGACGTTCCCTTCGGTAGTCATGATAAAACCCTGCTGCGCCCATACATCGTAGGGAACGTGGTCACGGCGGCAGCGGAGCTCCAACGTGTCCTCCGGGAGCCAGAAATACGGAAGAACGATGTATTTCTCTTCCTCGGACCGTGGTGGAAACACCATCACAAATGCTGTGATATCCGATGTGCTGGACAGGTCAAGACCTGCATAGCACACACGGCCTTTGAGCGTGGCAACGTCGATTTGGGGATTTCCTTTATCATAGATTTGGTCCGGGATCCAGCAAACCGTGGACGATGTCCAAATATCCAGACGGAGCTGCTTGAAGATGTTCTCCTCTGCTGGGTTGTCCTTTGCCGAGAGGAATGCGTCCCGCATCCGGTCAATGCCTATGGTGTGGCCGAGGGATGGGTTCGCCTTGTACCAGTTGGCTTCATCCGTCCAGTCATCATCGTCAGCAAGGCCGTAAACCACCGGATAGAAGGACGGGTCGATTTTCCTGCCGTTCATCAAATCCAGCGCGGTGGTGTGCAGCTCATAGCAGATGCTGTTGCGGTCGGTGCCAGCAGTTGTAATAATGAAAAACAGCGGCTGCTCACGGGCATCGCCGGAGCCTTTGGTCAGCACATCGTAGAGCTTCCTGTTCGGCTGCGCGTGTATCTCGTCGAACACCAGGCCGCTCACGTTGAATCCGTGTTTGGTTCCGACCTCGGCACTGAGCACCTGATAAAAACCGCTGTTGCTGTAGTTCACGATTCGCTTAGTGGCACCCATGATTTTGCAGCGCCGCGTGAGGGCGGGGGACATTTCCACCATCTGCTTCGCAACGTCAAAAACAATGGATGCCTGCTGGCGGTCGGAAGCGGCACCATACACCTCGGCAGACATCTCATTGTCCGCAAAGAGCAGGTACAGAGCGATTGCCGCAGCCAGTTCAGATTTCCCGTTCTTTTTCGGTATCTCCACGTAAGCGGAACGGAACTGGCGCTTCCCGTCTGCCTTCACAACGCCAAACAGGTCGCGCACAATTTGCTCCTGCCAGGGCAGAAGGGTAAAAGGCTTCCCAGCCCACTTGCCCTTCGTGTGGCGCAGATTGCGGACAAAGGCGACAGCCCGGTCAGCCTTGGTTTTATCGTAGTGGGAAGTGGGGAGCATAAAACTCGTTGGCGTATATTGATAGCCCATCACACATCACCGCCTAACAGCTGCTCCATCTCGTCCTCTGAGCCGCTACTGTCCGCGCCAGCCACTATGCGGCTACGGGAGGAGGGGGTCAGGCCAAACTGTTCACAGAATTTGAGCATGATTTTCTGATTCGTCTGAGCAATCGACACCTGGGGGATCTGCTGCAGATAGCCATTGGGTGTGCGTACCATGGAGCCGTGCTGGGAGATGAATTCCTCTGCCTCTTTCCAACGGGCGTAGGCTTGGCAGTAGCCTGCAAACGCCGCCATGTCCATTTCGGTCAGAAGCCCCATGGCTTCCAGAACCTTCGCCATACGTTTCCACTCGCGTTTGGCCTCGTCCTCCAGCCAAGCGGGACAGCGAGGGGCTTTTTTCTGTGGCTTTGGCTCATTCTTATTGAGAGGCCGACCACCGGGGTTGCCCTCCAGCTCCTTGATTGCCGTGGGAATCGGCTTTCTGCCCCTCTGTGCCATGAGCCTCACCTCCAAAAATGGGCAAAAAGAAAGGGCTTCCGAAGAAGCCCGTATACTTATCTATAAAAGAGGAACAGCCCCGCAGGGCTGCCCTTCTGTTCAGTTATACTGTTTTAGGATTTTCGCATAGGCTGCGTTCGTATCCTTGCCGATGGGCTTAATGTCCCAGCCCCTATCATAGTTTGCAACGATGTGTCCATCTTTCCGAAGCTCCAGCTTGGAAATACGCCCTTCGTTGATACCAAACTCGCTGCCCTCATCAAAGTGCTTCACGCAGTAGGTGAATCCGTCTATCTTGCCCTTCGTCCACATATTATTGTCCTCCGTTTTCTTTGTTTTCCCTTTCGGTGTGTACATATTCGCTCTAATAGGTCATAATAGCAAGTCAATTCAAGGGCATATAGTACACAAAGATGAGGGGCAAGATTAGTGTTTAATGCACTAAAGAGGATTGTATCATATTTTGATACATTCCTCTTTTCTCTTTAGGCTCTGGCAGGAAGGACATCCACCAGCCAGCCAACACCTTTGTGGGTAAGGCCGGTGGCCTTTTCCAGGACATCCTCGTCCTCCTCAACGTAGTGGACTCCCTTGCCAATCTTGATGAAGCGGGCATCCTCATAACCGGGGATGTCGGTGCGGTAAATGTAGGCGCAGCGGGTCTCACCGTTGTAAGACTTACCGTCCCAACCGTTGAATGAGAACTCGATCCGTTCCTTGGTCTTAGTGAAGTGTGCTTCAAAGGTCGTGCGATTAATGGCAATGCGGTCGATCAATTCGAACTGCTCTCTCAAGGTCCAAGGGTGCTTCATTTTATGTTCCTCCGTTTTCTTTGTTTTCCCTTTCGGTAGTCACATATTCGCTCTAAAGCACCATAATATCAAGTTAATTCGACTCATATAGCGCACGATCATGAAGCCTTCATTTTGTGTTTATTATGTGTGGTCTACACCGATTCCAAGAGCCAAAATCTCTTCATCCGTCAGGCCGATGCAACCATGGAGTGTGGGATATAGGTCGTTGTGACCAGCTGCATCGATGATGTACTCCAGCGCACAGGAAAGTATCTCCTCCCGTCGTTCCGCAGTGATGACCGGGGCACAAAGGTCGGCTCCGTACACCATGTTCAGGGACCCACCGGTCTCCCAGCTGACCATAATGCTTCCGGTATCGTCAACCCCCCGCACGACACCCAGTGTCCCCACCGGAGGTGCCTGGGGGTCATCCATCCGCAGGAGCCGGACCCGGAGGCCGGGCGGGTAGCTCTCGCGGATGAGTGCTACCACGGAAGGGTCGGGGAAGGTCATCGTGTTTCACCGCCTTTGCAGTTGTGAATGATTTCTATAATCTGCTCCTGCTCATCAGCCGCGACCCCGATCTCTGTGAGAGCCTCCCTCGTACCGCAGTCGGGGCAAATGAGGGTCATGTTATCCTTACGGGACAGTGCCGGAGGCTCGGAATATGGTCGACCGCACCTCGGGCAAATGGTCATTCGGATTGTCATAGGTTTCATCAAGAATCCACCTCCCCAATGCTGTAATCATATGCGATTTTTAATGTCTTCGGGTCAAAGCCAAAATCCCGATATCCAAACGCACACGTTTTCATATAAGTCTGGGATGGCTTCCCGAGTTTGTGGTCCTCATGCATGATGTAGACAAACGCCTTTCTCATCTTGGTCTCTTTGGAGCCAAAATCTGTCACAGGAAGTCGCATATCAGCCTTGTAGTAAAATCTCGGATACCCCTCATAGATATCCAGCATCCTTTCATCCTCGGGGGTCACAGACCAAACACCGACCGGTACCTCGTAACCTTTTGCTGGTTCGATGGTGAGGTAGGAGCCGGTTTTACTGCCTTTGAACATGAGTCGGTAGTCTTTTATAACCCCAGTGCCCACTGCCTTCGCGCCAGGGCAACGGTGCGACATTTGGAATTTATCCAGGTTGCTCCCGTAGGCGAGATATAGTTTTCTGCTTTTCGTATTCATAACAGCCATCCTTTCTTGGGGAATACCCTTCTACCACCTAAAGGGCGGTCATGCCGCCCAATAGTGGTCTGTGGGGTCGATTCCCTCAAAAACGGGGCCTTGCAGTCTCGTCCCTGCCTTCCCTTCAAGCAGCCCGACCGTTGCGGAAGGCTGCGTCACCACCGAGCCGCTTGGTCAGGATGTAGCGGGCGGTCTGGAACTCGTCCCCGATGAAGCCCAACCGAAGGAGCCAGGTGCGCATGGCGTACTTGGGGTTTTCATTCTGCTGAGGCTTGGGGCTTGCGGTCTTGACCTCCTTGGCCATCTGGCTCAGGGCAAGGCAAAGCTGGATGTAGGTGCGAAGCTGACCTGCGTGGATGCCACCCTTGCGACCATCGCCGGGGTTGTCGAACTGGAAGAGGCGAAATTCAACGGTGCCCTTGGTAAAGGTCGCGTGGAGGTTGAGCATATGGTAGCGGGTTGGATTGTAATGGGTGTTACGGCTCCCGTAGCTATCCTGATACCAAATGTCGGCCAGACCGCTCAGGGTCTTGGGCTTTTTTCTGTTCAGCCGCTGGAGGAATGCAGGGTCAACGGTCCTGCAGTACTGGTTGATTCTGCTCCG